ATATGGAAGTATTCTAACTTTCGGTGCAATGGACCGTGAGACCAAGTTGAGTCATGTTGAGAAACTCCAAAGCTTGCTAGAAAAGCAGAGAGTGATGTATACTAGGTTGTCCCTTTCAGACGACCCTCAAGCGGTTGAAATGAAAGAGAACCTACGCAAGTCAGTTGCCCTGATGGGTTTCCCACCAGACACTGATATGCAAATTTTATTCAATAGTATGAATCAGACCATTGAATCCCTCAAGAAATATCTTGACTCCTGAGGGCAACGCTGTTATACTATCCGAGTAAATCCCCCGAATCCAATTAATCCGAGGTAATCCAAATGTCTTTCGCAGACCTTAAAAAGCAATCCAAGCTGGGCTCTCTGACCGCCAAACTGGTCAAAGAAGTCGAAAAAATGAATAATGCAGGTAGCGGTTCTTCCGATGACCGTCTCTGGAAACTGGAGTGTGATAAGAGCGGCAATGGTTATGCCGTGATTCGTTTCCTTCCTGCTCCTAATGGTGAAGACCTTCCTTTCGTGAAACTCTACAGTCACGCATTTCAAGGTCCTGGTGGTTGGTATATTGAGAACTCCCTGACTACTCTGGGTCAGAAGGATCCTGTGTCTGAGCACAACACGATGCTCTGGAACAACGGCACCGATGCTGGCAAAGAACAAGCACGCAAGCAAAAGCGTAAACTGACTTATGTTGCCAACATCTATGTTGTCAAAGATCCTGCTAATCCTTCCAACGAAGGTAAAGTCTTCCTCTTCAAGTTTGGTAAGAAGATCTTTGATAAACTCACTGCCGCAATGCAACCTGAGTTTGAGGACGAGGAAGCAATCGATCCGTTTGACTTCTGGCAAGGTGCTAACTTCAAACTGAAGGCAAAGAATGTTGCTGGTTATCGCAACTACGACTCTTCTGAGTTTGCCCGTCAAGAAGCACTTCTGGACGATGATGACGCAATGGAAGCAATCTGGAAGAAGGAGTACTCTCTTGCAGAACTGGTTGCTGCCGACCAATTCAAGACCTACGATGAGTTGAAGAAGCGTCTTGACTATGTGCTGGGTAACAAAGGTACTCCTCGTTATCAAGATCCTGAAGAGGGTGAAGAGGAAGAATACACCCGTGGTTCTACCCGTGAGTTGACTGAAGACCTTCGTGACGAATTGTCTTCTCTGAAACCCACTCGCACCGTTTCCTCCTCTGATGAAGATGAGGATGATGATGCTCTCAGTTACTTCGCACGCCTTGCCGACGAGTGAAATCTGATTACACAATAGACCGTGTAAGCAAATCCGAATCCGCAGAGTTACTTCTGCGGTTTCATTATCTTAAGGATATATCCAAAGGTTTCAAGTCTGGATATAATTACGGTCTATACGAAACTAATGATTTTAGTCCACTGAATATTGGCGGCATTAAGGGAGTCTGTATCTTCACAGGTCTTCCTGTTCCAGAAATTGCTCAAGGTGCATTTGGTTTAGAGAGGAATGAACAAGAAGGATTATTTGAACTTTCACGACTTTGCATACACCCTGACACACAACAAAGAGAATACAATATTACATCATGGTTTGTATCGAGATGTATCAAACAACTACGCAAAGACACAAGGGTTAGGGCAATCATTAGTTACGCTGATAGTGACTTTCATGGTGGCACAATCTATCGTGCTTGTAACTTTCGCTATTGTGGGCTTACAGATGCAAAAAAAGATTTCTACTATGCAGATGGCACCAAGCATTCAAGAGGCAAAACAAAAGGTGCTGAAGGAGAATGGCGTGACCGCTCCCGTAAGCACCGATATGTGATGATGTTTGATAAGAATCTCGACCTATTGTGGTGAGGTGTTTCTGGTATTCTCCGTAGCAGCAAGTCTTCTATTGATGTATTGAGAAGACTTTTCATAATGCATAATTTTTCTCATATCACCAATATATGCCTGAAGATAATCTGGTTTTAAGATATAGATAAGTCTCTTATCCTCATTCTTTCTAACCTCATACTCATAGTTTGAGATTCCAGTGACTGGATTTAAGTTTGTCAGAGGATTGGAAGGATTAGGAATAGTAAAGTTTGAAGATACAATCTTTCCTTTAGGAAGAATCAATCTTCCACTTGAATCTTTGACTTCAGTGGTCTCATAGAAACGCACAGAGTTTAAATCTTCACCATACTTATTCTCAGCATAGCGATATAACTCTGCATTTGAAAGGGGCCATTGGTCAGTTACATTAACAATTCCTGCAGTAAGTAAGACAACCCAATCCAATTCAGCAGAACCATAAAGTTCTTCTGCTATTAATTCTGGTCTTGACCCTTCAGGAATTTCATACTTATTGAAGAGTGTAAATACATTCTGCAAGTCATCACGAAGTTTGACTCTTCTGAATAAGTTTTTAACTCTTACATACTCAGTAGAAGTATTACGAGTTGATAATGGTGACTGGTAGTATAAGTCTGGTAGTTCTCTGAAATAAGACATTAGTAACCTACTCCGATTTGTCCATCCTTAGTCTCATAATCTTCAGTGTAAATTGGGTTGAGTTCTTGGAAGTCAAGTTGCATCGTCATATGCACTGGTGTGCCATCCCAATAAGTTGCATAGGTATTTGACCCAGTATAGTTAATAGAAACATTAGTAAGTGCCATTGGTTGGAAGCGATTCAAAAATGGATGAGGTGCATTTCCCTTTTTATATTCAAGTTGGAATATTTTTGGACTTCCAATAAAAACACCACTTGTAGCACTATTATTTGAGTTATTGGTTGGTATCATAGACTTTTTCAAAGTTCTGATGATTTGCTTAATCTCTTGTCCTTCTCTTGCACTTCTTGCAACAAAGTTGAATGAGAAACTAAAACTTCTAAGACTCACACCATTGAATAACAATTCAGTGTTTGGGTTAAATATTTGACCCGTTGCCCTTGCAACAAGACCAGAAGCACTAACATTACCACCTAAAGTTCCTAATGCCTGACCACTAATAGCAGCAATAATTGCTCTTTGAGCAGTATCATTTGATGCAAGATCTCCAAGTTTTTTTCCAGCCAGACTCAAATATGATCTGACAGCTTCTCCTGGATTTTTGAGAGCATCGGCACCAAAAGAAAGACCAAATGCTGATAATGGATCTAAACTTTCCTCACTCCAGGTAACAGATGTTACATCTTGAATATTTTGTGGTATTGGAAGATATATAAATCCATTTATGTTTTTACCTTGCAATCTTTGTGAAGCAGATTGGAATCCTAGATTTAGTGATACATCGGAAGAGGTTGCTAATGTTTCTGTTAAAACAGTTTCTCCCTTTTCATTTGTTGTTTGAGTTATCTTTTTAATCTGATTTGTTTTTTCATCTTGCGTAAGTCTAGACGCTATCCTTAATCCAACAGGCTCATAATCCAATATACTTATAGAAAGGTAATCAGATCCACTTTCAATTCTCTTCAGCGGATATCTGTAATAGAATTGTTTTGTTTTTGTACCACCCTCAGATGTTGCTTTTGATGCACCAGTGTTTAATTTTCCACCCAAAGAGCTGCCAGCATCTGCAAGTGCCTGATTATCGCTACTTGCTACACCAAATGAAGGATTACTGAATGGGTCAGCCATTATACGCTTTTCTAACTATTTAGACGGAAATTCGCAAAAGGGAGACTTTGTAAGTCTTTTACCTCAGATGCATAGACTTCATATACTCCTCCAGGAATCTCAGCTAAAGTGTATTGGCGAGGTTTTCCCCAATGAAAATTAACACCACGAAAACCCCACTGAAATACATTAGTTACAGCAACAAATGGATTTTGGTCGTATTGAACAAATGGAGTTTTGGGATTATAAACAAAGATATAAAACTTTCCAGATTCAACTTGATTTGGATTAGTTTCTGATTCTTTCAATGACTCCATCAACTCTATCATAATGTCATCTGGATCTTCATTGCCAACCAAATTCTCAGAGACATCACGAATACGATTACGGTTGGTATCAGTATCCGTAGGTCTTTTATTCTTCTGCTCTTTGACGGTTTTTCTTGGCATTACTTGATACCGAGTTCTTTCTCTGTGAAGACTCTAAACTCATAACCTCTGTCAAGACACCATTCTCTTGCTGCTTCCCACTTTGCCTGATTTCTGGCATACTCATATGCTTCACGAATATAACCTTGAGTTTGTCTCTTTGGTTTTGGTGGTGGAGCAGTTTGTCTCTGAGGTTTGATTTCAATAATATACTTTTTAATCTGACCAGTTGCCTCTTTCACTTTAATATAAAAGTCTGGAAAGTATCTGTGTGGTTTGTTATCTATCGGAGACCGATACCACACGAACATTTCTTCACTTCCCCATTCTAAAATGTTGGGTCTTGTGTCACAATAAACCATAAATTTACGCTCCCAAAGAGAGCGATATATGATGTTGGATGGGTCACCTTTGTACTTTTGAGGATATGATGGTTGATATTTTCCTTTATATGCCATCTAAATACTTAATAATGTAATACTCGTATAAGGTATTTAGAGTGCCAGCACCTAAACCAAGAAAGATATCTGACTTTAAACCAACGCTAACAAGATTAGCACAAACCTCCCACTATCAACTGTCTTTTGGTGGGTTGCCAACTTCATTGAGACAGCATCTGAATGTAAGAGGAGTTGATTATAGATTCATTGTAGAAACATCAGGTTTACTCTGTAGTTCTGCTGTAATACCTGGAAGTTCAGTCGCTACTGCAGATATTGTTGGCGATTATATGGGTGTTACTGAAAAGTTCGCACACAGTAGAGCATTTACAGAAATTCAACTTGAGTTTTATGTTGACCAC